CGCCGCGTTCTGCAGATTTCGGTGCGTACGGTTCGCAGGCGCCTCGAGCAGGGTGGCTGGGCGCCGGTCAGAACGGTGGGGTGCGACGTCTTGGTGAGGCGTGGAAGACATCCGAGAGCAGTTCTTCGCTGGTCGCCGGCAGATGGTCGACGCCTTCGTTGAGATGAAGGCCGCTGCGCGCTTGGCCGGTGTCGACGAGGACGCGGTCCAGGAGATCGTCGGCCGCTTCTTCGATGGTCACGTGGAGGTGCGACGGGCGTTCTTGGTGGCGTCGGTGCTCGCCGAGATCCGAGAGCGGTAGCGCAGGCAGCGAGCCGGCGCTGCGCAGGAAATCTTTCGGCTGCGCCCCCGCGCAGTGACCGTCGGCCACGGGGCTGCGCCGAAGATTCTGCGGTCTGCGCGTTGTAGCTGCGCTCGTCGCGCAGGTGTAGGTGCTCGACTGCGCGCAGCCCCCCAACGTTTCTGCGCGCAGGTGCGCGACACGCCATCTTGCGGGACTGGATTGTGTGTCCAGTGCCGGTTGTCGTACAGTCCTGACCAGCGGTTTTCATGCCCGGGCGCTGGGGAAGGTGCCCGGGCATGGCCGTGTCTGTAGCGGGGTGGCGCAGCGGTAGCGCGACGGACTCATGCTCCGATTGGTCGAGGGTTCGAATCCCTCCCCCGCCACGAGGGCCCCGGTTCCCACGCCGATGAGGTGGCTGAACCGCGGTGGCCGCGAGGCCGGGTCGAGTTGCCGGGAGATACTCCGCGACCGGGGCAGGTGATGTCGTGCCGCGTGCGCCGAAGGCGCCGGGTCATGCGCCGCCGCGTGAGCCGTGGCGCAACTCGGAGCGCAGGGGCGAGCTGACGGCGGAGTTCTACCGGCTGCGTCCGCCGGTGCTCGAGGGCGCAGGGTTCCGGTGTCAGCGCCGGGTGCTGGGGGAGCGGTGCACTGCGCGGGCCACGGACGTCGACCACATCGTCGCCGGCGGTCCGGATGTCCTGGCGAACCTTGAGGCGCTGTGCGCTCCGCATCACCGGCAGAAGACCGGGAGCGAGGGTGCGCGGTCGGTGCGGCAGGCGAGAGGACGACGACGGTGACGACGTTTCAGATCCGCGAGACGGCGGACGGCGTGCGGTTGCAGCTCTGGTGCCCGGGGTGTGAGTCCGTCCACGAGGTCACCCGGTCCTGGGCGTGGTCGTTCGACGCGGACGGTGTGGTGACGATCAGCCCGTCGGTCCTGGTGACGCAGACGTTCCATGAGTCGTCCGGGCTGCCGCAGCGCCGCTGCCACTCGTTCGTGCGGGCCGGCCGCTGGGAGTTCCTCGGTGACTGCACCCATGAGCTCGCCGGTCAGACGGTGCCGCTGCCGGAGTTGCCGGAGTGGCTGCTGGCCGAGGCTGCGGGGGGCTCCTGATCGTCCGTCTCCCGGAAGGGGAGGCGAACGTCTCCCGGAAGGGGAGGCTGTCATGCCCGCTGTGAAGAAGGACCCGAGCACGCGTGCTCGGAGGAACACCGCATCGACGAAGGCGACTCTGCCGGCTGATCCGCCGTCGCAGGCGCGGCGTGAGCTGCCCGCGCGGCCGGACGGGAAGGACTGGCACCCGGAGGTCCTCGCGTTCTGGGCCGACGTGTGGTCGTCGCCGATGGCGGGGGAGTACGTCAACGTCGACTTCCACCAGCTCCTGATGGTGGCGTACCTGACGCATGACTTCTGGTCGGCGACGACGGCTGGTGGTCGTCGTGAGGCGGCGGTCGAGCTGCGGCTGCAGCGGCAGGCGTTCGGTCTCGACCCGTACGCGCGGCGCCGGCTCGAGTGGTCGATCGAAACGACCGAGGACATCAAGGACCGCGGGCGTCGTCGGCGTGAGCAGCAGTCGGGAACCGGGCGCCCGGGTGGGCCGTCTGACCCTCGTGCTGGTCTGCGAGCTGTGCCGTGAAGCGGTGTGATCTCTGCTCGGCGGAGTTCACCCCGTCGAGGTTCACCGGCACCAGGCAGCGGTTCTGCAGCGACAAGTGCTCGAAGAAGGCGGCGCCGAGCTACAACCGGGGCCGCCGCAACGAGTGGACGTCGCGGGACTGCGCGCACTGCGGTCAGACCTTCCAGCGGGCGAGCAAGACGGCAGGCTCGCAGCGGTACTGCGGGAAGACGTGCCGGCTGGCCGCCGCGTCCGCGCGCGAGGGGTCGCAGCGGTGGAAGCACATCGCCCGGCGGTACGGCGTCACGCCGGACTTCGTCGAGGCGCTCTTTGAGGTGCAGGGCGGCTGCTGCGCGATCTGCCGCAGGCCGCTCGACGGCGAGAAGCTGGACCTCACGGCACCGCAGGTCGACCACGACCACGAGACGGGGCTCGTCCGCGGCATCCTCTGCCGGGCGTGCAACACCGGGCTGGGGATGCTCGGCGACAGCGTGGAGACGCTGCGGGCCGCGCTGACCTACTTGCTCGCGAGCCGACCGGCGACGGCCGAGCTCGCGGACGTGTGACGCTCTTCTCCGTCCCGCCCGTAGACGAAGATCCGTGGCCCTCCCTCGGGGGTGCGGTCTGTGATCTGATCGAAGAGCGCGCAGTCTTCGGTCCCGGCAGCCTGAAGGGCGAGCCGGCGGTGCTGGACGACGAGAAGCGCCTCATCATCTGGCGGGCGTACGAGGTCTTCCCGAAGGGGCACCCACTCGAGGGGCGCCGGCGGTGGCGTCGGGTCGCGGTGTCCCTGCCGAAGGGCTCAGCTAAGACGGAAATTCTTGGGTGGATCGCGTTCGCTGAGCTGCACCCGGACGGCCCGGTCCGCTTCGATGGGTGGGACGCGTCTGGGCAGCCGGTTGGCCGGCCGGTCCGTGACCCGTACATCCCGCTGGTGGGTGTGACGGAGGAGGCGACGGAGGAGCTCGCGTACGGCGTGCTGTACGTCGTGTGCTCCGAGGGTGAGGACGCGGATCTCTTCGACATCGGTCTGGACCGGATTCTGCGGTTGGGTCCGAACGGGAAGCGGGACGGGATCGCGGCGGCGCTCGCGGCGGCCCCGAACGCTCGTGATGGTGCTCGTACGACCTTCCAGGGGTTCGATGAGACGCACCGGCTGGTGCTGCCGAACTACCTGAAGGCGCACCAGACGATGCTGGCGAACCTGACGAAGCGTCCGCTGGACGACCCGTGGCACATGGAGGTCACGACCGCCGGCGAGCTGGGGCAGGGGTCGATCGGGGAGAAGACGCACCGGGAGGCGGAGGGCATCGCGGCCGGGACCTACACGGACCCGGATCTGCTGTACCACCACCGGGAGGCGGACGAGAAGTTCGTCGTCGTCGATGAGAAGGGGAAGGTCGCCCCGATCGAGATCCGGGTCGCGGCGGTCGCTGACGCGCGGGCCGGGGTCGGGGAGTACGCGCCGGGCCAGTTCCGGGAGATCGCGAAGCAGTGGGAGCGGCCGGGCGCCGACCTCGCGTATCTGGCGCGGGTGTGGCTGAACCGGTGGGGCAAGGGGCAGCACCAGGCGTTCAATCCGCTGCTGTGGCAGGCGGGTCGGGCGGCGTCCGAGGAGGCGGGGCTCGCGCTCCGCCCGGAGGAGCTGGTGGTCGTCGGGTTCGACGGGTCTCGGTTCCGGGACTCGACGGCGATCGTGGTGTGTGACGTCGAGACCGGGGTGATCGACCTCGCGGCGGTCTGGGAGCGGCCTCTCGATGTGCCGGCTGGGACGGAGTGGGAGGTCCCGGAGGGCGAGGTCGTGCAGGCGATGGCGCGGGTCTTCGACACCTACCAGGTGTGGAAGGCGTACTGCGACCCGCCGTACTGGACTGAGGTCGTCGGGGCGTGGGCGGCGCGCTGGCCGGATCAGGTCGAGGAGTGGTGGACGAACCGGTTCGCGGCGGTGGGGCACGCGAACCGGGAGTTCGCCGAGGCGCTCGCGGACAAGACGATGCGGCCTGGGAACGGGCCCCTCGCTGACACCCTCGAGCGGCATGTCGCGGCGGCCGGGCGGGAGCCGCTGCAGATGTGGCTGCCGGACGGGACGCAGCTCTACCGGCTGGGGAAGCAGCACCCGGATCGGAAGATCGACGCGACGGTGGCGGCGGTCTTGGCGTGGCAGGCGCGGCTGGAAGCGATCCGGCAGGGCGCGAAGAAGAAGCGACGCAGCGCACCTCAGCGCTGGCGGTGACGAGACGGAAGGCGGTGCCGTGGTGGCTCCTCGCGACATGGTGGATGCCGCCGTCGTGCAGTCGCCGGGCTGGTGGCTCGAGGGCCTCGGGCGGAAGCTTGCGGGGGACCAGGACCGCTTCGACCTGCTGTGGGCGTACTACGACGGGGACGCGGGGCTGCCGGCCGCCGGCGACAACGTGAAGGAGGCGTACAAGCGTTTCCAGAAGCGGTCGCGGACGAACTGGGCCGAGCTCGTGGTCGAGGCGCCCCGGGACCGGATGACGCCGATCGGGTTCCGGACGGCGGCGGACGGCGACGACACGGGTGACGACGCGGCGCGTGAGCTGTGGGCGTCGTGCGACATGGACGAGCAGTTCGCGGACCTGATGTCGTACGTGCTGGCGATGTCGCGGGGCTACCTGATGGTCGACACCGACGACGACGCGGGGCATTCGCTCATCAGTGTCGAGGACCCTCGGCAGGTCGTCACGGACCACGACCCGCGGCTCCGCAGCCGGGTCCGGGCGGGGCTGAAGGTGTTCCGTGACGAGCCGCTCGGGGAGGACATCGCGGTCCTGATCCTCGACGGGAAGCAGACGGCGTCCGGTCGCGTCGAGGTCTGGGAGGCGCGCCGGCGCGCGGACCGGACGATGAAGCTGTTCCCGGGTGGGTTCCGTGGCTCGGACTGGGAGTGGGTCGAGCAGGCGCAGGTGCATCCGTCGCCGGTCGTCCCGATCATCCGGTGCCGGAACATCAACGGGCGCGGGGAGTACGAGAAGCACCTCGACCTGCTGGACCGGATCAACACGATCGTCCTGCAGAAGGTCGTGATCGCGGTCATGCAGGCGTTCCGGCAGCGCGCCGTGATCGGTGACCTCCCGGAGACCGACCGGCAGGGCAACAGGATCGACTACAGCGTGGTCCTCGGCGCCGACGCCGGCGCCCTGTGGACGCTCCCCGAGGGCGTCGAGATGTGGGAGTCCGCGAACGTCGACCTGGGCCCGATCCTGATGTCCGTCCGGGACGACCTGATGGCGCTCGCCGCGGTGACCCGGACCCCGATGCACATGTTCCTGCCGGAGACGGTGCAGGGCTCCGCTGAGGGTGCGTCCCTGGCGCGTGAGGGCCTGACGTACAAGACCGAGGACCGGATGGTCCGCGCGAACGTGGCGCTGCGGAAGGCGATGTCCCTGGCGTTCATGCTGCAGGGCGACGAGCAGCGGGCCCGCCTCGGGCAGCTCTCGACGATCTGGGCGCCGCCGGAGCGGCTGTCGTTGGCGGAGCGGGCGTCGGCGAACGCGCAGACGCAGGACATCCCGTTCCGGTCGCGGATGACGGAGGTCATGCGTTTCCAGCCGGAGGTCGTGGAGCGGATGGAGGCGGAGCGGATGGCGGACGCCGTCCTCTCCGGTGTCCTCGAGCGGGCCGCGAACCCGGAGCCCCCCGCGCCCGCCGGCCAGCCGGCGCAGCAGGGACAGCAGCAGGGCGGCGGGCAGCAGCGTCCGGCCGCGCGGGTAGGAGCCTGACATGACGGCCGTGACGACGTCCCCGACGGTCCTCGACGCTGGTACGGCGTCGGCGCTGCGGGTGGTGAACACGGGGGACCGGGTGCTGCGGCTGTGGCCGGCTGGTGGCCGGGTCGCGCCGGGCGGGTCGGTGACGCTCGAGGGGACGCGGGGTGTGCCGCTGACCGCGACCGTCGAGACGGGCACGGGGTCCGCGGACGTCGTCGTCCTGGCGTCGTTCCCCGACATCGACGGGTCGTCGCCGGACCCGGGTGACAGCAACGGGATCCCGGCGGGGTCGGTGACCCTGTCGGACCTGTCGCAGGAGGTCCTCGACGAGATCGGCGGCGGCGGCGGTGGCGGCACGTCCCCGGTCGCCGCCTACGCCTTCGCCAAGACCACGATCGTCGCGGCGACGTACTCAGGCGGCGCCTGGACCATCGAGGTCGAACCCGGCACGGGCGGCAACTTCGCCCCCGAAGGCTGGGGAGTCCCCAACCTCATCGGATACGTCGTCGCACCGGGCATCACCGACATCGACCCGTCCCGGATCACCGACGCCACCGACATCGGCTGGCTTTCCCTCAACAGTCCCATCGACGACGTCTTCACCGGCCTCCCCGGGTCGTCCAACAGCCTGATCATCCCCGGCGACGGCGAGGAGATCCCGGACACCGGCCGCGACATCGTCGGCTGGACCCTCATGCTGGTCCCCGCCGGCGGCGAGTACTACCAGACGGTCCTCGGCGCACAGAAGGCGTCGGCAGCGTTCAGCGCGGCCGTCGAGCCCAACGTCAACTACGGCGTTAGCGCGCTGAACGGGAATCCTGCCGGGTCTCTGACCCTGCTGGACGCATCCTTCGGTGACGTCACCCTCGACCTCGACCCGACCGCCACGAGTGTCGCCGACGTCGTCGGCGCCCTGGCCCGCTTCGTCCGCCTGGACGACTCAGCCAACCTCGCCACCATCGTCCTCGGCGCCGGCGACACGGCGTCCGGGGTCGGCTTCACCGGCGCGACAGAGCTGCAGCTCGGCCCGAACGCCACCGTCCTCCTCTACGTCCCGGGCCCAAGCTCCGGCTTGACCATCGCCTACCCCGAGTGGCGGGTCATCGATGCCTACGGCACCGTCACTCCCGTCGTGCCCGACTGATGGCCGCCGACCCGCGTCTGGTCGCGCTGGTCGAGTCGCAGGCGTCGGTCCTCGAGCAGCTCACGCAGGCGCTCATCGACCTCCTCGCCGCGCTGTTCGACCTGATCGACCCCTACAAGCCTGGGGACGTCGACCGGTACGTCACGGAGGCGTCCCGGGCGGTCCTGAAGGCGCGGCGTGAGGCGGTCGGCGCGACCGACGCGTTCACGAAGGGGATGCTGCTCCTCGCGGACATCGTGGAGACGGGCCCGATGCCGCTGCCCGGCAAGGAGATCGGCGGCCTCACCCCGGTCCCGGAGCTGCCCCGGGGGATCCCCCTCACCGAGGAGTGGGTCCGGCCGGTGAAGGAGTACCGGCGGCTCCGCCTCGACGGCCTCGACGACCTGCAGGCGCGGCTCCGCGCGAAGGACCGCTCCGGGCGGATGGCGTGGGCGGACGTCGCGACCGCGTCACGGGACACGGCCGCGCACCGGCTCGCGGTCGCGGAACCGAAGGGTGTCACCGGGTGGCGGCGGATCATCCACCCGGAGCTGTCGGCGGGTGGGACGTGCGGGCTGTGCCTGGTCGCCTCCGACCGCGTCTACGGCGTGCGGGACCTGCAGCCGCTGCACTCGCGGTGCAAGTGCACGATCGCGCCGATCGTCGGGGAGAACGACCCGGGGCTCGCGCTGTCGCAGGACTCCCTCGCGGCGGTGTACCGGCTCGCGGGGGACTCGACGTTCGCGCAGGACCTCGCGCGGGTCCGGATCCAGGTCCGGGAGCACGCCGAGCTCGGCCCGACCCTCGTGAACGCGAGGCACGCGTGGCGGGGCCCGGATCAGGTCGGGCAGGACGCGGCGGCTCTCGCGGAGTCGCTGCAGCAGGACCTCGCGGAGATGCGTGAGCGGCTCGCACGGGCTGAGGCGCTCGCCGTCGGCGGGGACGAAGGAGCGGTCGCGCAGAGGGCGTGGCTGCGGGACCGCGTGGCTGCGGTCGAAGAGCTCATCGACGCAGCCTGAGAAGGAGCAGATCGTGGCCGTCACCGGTTCCGACATCAAGTTCAAGCTGTCCGTGAAGACGGGCAGTGCGGGTAACTCGACCTCGAGCACGCCGGCGGCGTCGCTCGGGAAGTACGTCTCCACCACGGAGATCACGGACGCGTCGGTGTCCAACGTTTTCGACACCATCTCGGGCGACGAGAACGCGGCGTCGGACGTGGAGTACCGGTGCTTCTTCGTCCACAACAGCAGCGCGCAGACGTGGTTCGGGGTGAAGGCGTGGCTGTCGTCGGAGACGTCGGGTGGCGCGGACGCCGCGATCGGGCTCGACACGACGGCGGCGTCGGCGGTCGGTGCCAGCTCGGCGCAGGCGGTCGAGGTGACCGACGAGCAGACCGCGCCGTCGGGGGTGTCGTTCTCGGCGCCGACGACGAAGGGCGCCGGCCTGTCGGTCGGTGACCTGACGGCGGGTCAGGTGAAGGCGATCTGGGTGCGGCGGACCGCGACGAACAGCGCCGCGATCGACATCGACGGCGTGGTCATCCGCGTCGAGGGCGACACGGCTGCCTGACGGCGGCCGGGTAGGGGAGCAGAGCGATGGCTGACCTTCCGGCGTTCGCGGTCACGCCGCGCGTCTTCGCGGCGTCGGTGTCGACGGCGAACACGAACCGAGACGGGTCGGGAACCCTGGCGACGCTGTCGCAGGCCGGCACGGAGACGATGGGCGCGAGCGGCACGAAGTTCACGTCGATCGTGTGTGAGGCGACGGGTGACCCGGCCGACTCGATCGTGAACGTCTTCATCTACGACGGCACGACGAACTGGTTCTTCGACTCCTTCGACCTGGGGAACCCGGCTGCGGCGTCGACGACGGTGGACTCGTACCGGGTGTCGAAGTCGTACGCGGACCTCGTGCTCCCCAGCGGGTACAAGCTGAAGGCGTCGATCACGGTGTCGCTGACGGCGGGCGCGATCAACGTGTTCGCGTTCGGGGCGGACTTCTAGCCGATGCACACTGGCCTGCTCGGGCTGCCGGACGCGCCGGCGGCGCCGTCTGTGGAGTTCCTGCTCCGGCCGTCGGTCGGCGGGTCGGTCGTGGCGCAGCCGTGGCAGAAGCCGGTCGGGCCGTACCGGCGGGTGCGGGTGTTCCTCGCTGGTGCGGGTGGCGGTGGCGGGTCGGGCCGGAAGGGTGCTGCCGCTGCCAACCGCTGCGGTGGTGGCGGCGGGGCCGCCGGGGGGATCACCGTCGAGGACTTCGCGTACGACGACTTCCCGGACGTCGTCTTCCTCACCGTCTACGGCGGTGGCGTCGGTGGGGCAGCGCAGACGGCGAACACCAACAACGGCAACCCTGGCGGGTCACCTGCGGGGTCGACGACGGTGCAGGTGAAGTCGGCGGGGGGACTCGTGACGATTCTGCTCGCGACGGCGGGGGTCGGCGGGAACGGCGGGACTGCCACGTCTGGGAACGGTGGGTCGCAGAGCCACACTGCGCAGATCGGCGGCGTCAACGGTGGTGCCGCTGGGGCGAACGGTGCGGCGGGGAACGCTGGGACCGCCACTACGGCGGGGACCACGCAGGCGCTTGCCGCGACGGGTGGAGGCGGTGGGGGCGGGATCACCTCTGGGGACTCCGCAAACGTGGGCGGCGCGGGTGGTGCGCAGATCGCCGGCTTGCCTGGCGGGCCGGCGGGCGCTCGAGGCTATTCCGCGCCGTCGCTGTCCCTGATGGGCGGCACGGGCGGCGGGGGTGGCGCGGCGACGGGTGCGGCGGGGGATCCCGGCGGTGACGGCGGGTTCCCCGGCGGTGGGGGCGGCGGTGGCGGCGCGGGCGTGAACAGCGTCGGGGACTCCGGCGCCGGCGGGAATGGTGGCGACGGATGTATCCGGATCATCGTGTGGTGACCCGATGACGCTGTCTGGACTCGTCGGGCTCCCGGACGGTTCGTCGGCGGGCTCCCTCGACATCCTGCTGCGTCCCTCGAGCGGTGGGCCCCTCGTCCAGGTGTGGCAGAAGCCGCAGGGGTCGTACCGGTTCGTCCGCGTCTTCGTCTGCGGCGCGGGTGGCGGCGGAGGCTCCGGCCGCAAGGGCGCTGCAGGGTCGGTACGGTCTGGCGGCGCAGGCGGAGGTGGCGCCGCCTGGGTCGTCGCGGACTTCGCCTACGACGACTTCCCGAACGAGGTCCTCTGCACCGTCTACCCGGGCGGCGCGGGTGGCGCCCCAGTGACGGCCAACTCCACGAACGGGAACGCCGGCGCGACCCCGGCCGGGGCGACCACTGTCCAGGCGGCGGTCAACGGCACCCTGACGACGTTCCTTACCGCCGCTGCAGGTGGTGGCGGCGGCGCAGGCAGCACTGGTGCCGCCACGGCCGGCACGGCGGCCACCGGAGCGGTCAGCGGCTCAGGCGGTGGTGGGACGAGCGGCAGTGGCGGCACAGGCACGGCGGGAACCGGTCTTGCGAGCAATATCGTGAGCATCTTTGGCCCGACCGGAGGCGGCGGAGCAGGTGGTCTGACGACCGCCAACGGCGCCAGTTCGGGTGGCGCCGGCGGCGGCCAGAACATCTCCGTGACGAGCACACCCGTCGGCGCTGCCGGCACCCCGAACAACCCCGGCGGAAACGGCTTCACGCCGTTCGGCGCGATCGGCTGGGGCGGCACGGGCGGTGGTGGCGGGGGGTCGAGCACCACGACGCCTGGCCGCGGCGGGGCTGGTGGCTTCCCAGGCGGAGGCGGCGGCGGCGGAGCGCCGGGCGTCGACTCAGTTGTCGATTCGGCGGACGGTGGCGACGGAGGCGACGGATGCGTGAGGTTCGTCCTGTGGTGACGCCATGAGCATGAACGGGTTCCCCGGCGCTGCGTCCGCTGCGTTCGTCTCTGACGAGGTGGTCCTGCCGTCGCAGAACGCGTCGCAGAACGAGGTCGTGTGGACGAAGCCGACTGCCCCCTTCACGCGGGTGTCGATCCTCGCGGTCGGCGGCGGCGGTGGCGGCGGCAGCGGCCGGAAGGGTGCGGTGTCCTCGACCCGAGGTGGCGGCGCAGGCGGCGGAGGTGGCGGCGTCGCGTCCGGCGACTTCGCGTACGCGGAGCTGCCCGGCGAGATGCTGCTGCGGGTGGGTCGTGGTGGTCCCGGTGGGGCTGCGGTCACGACGGACAGCACGGCCGGGATCGACGGCACCGCTGGTGGCGCCACGCAGGTCCTCGTGCGGACCGCCGGGTCGACCGTGACGCTGCTCGTCGCGAACGGTGGTGGAGCCGGCAACGGCGGCGCCGTCGGCAACTCGTCCGGCGGGGCCGGGGGCGCTGGCGCGGCAACCGGGCTGGCTGGCGGCACCGGCGGCGGGACGTCCGCTGCGGCTGCTGGCACGGGCGTCACGCTGAACGCCGTCGGCTACCGCACGGCGTCCGGCGGGGGCGGGGGCGGCGGGATTAACAGCAGCAACACGGCCCTCGCCGCCGCGGCTGGCGGGGCGCAGACGAACGGTGGTGGCCCGGCCGGGGCCTCGGCGGGCGTCTCGGGCGATCCGAACGGTGCCGACGGGTTCGACCGCCTCGGCAGCGCGGTCGGTGGCGGCGGTGGCGGCGGTGGCGGCTTCGGTGCATCCGGCGCTGCAGGCGGTCAGGGCGGCCGGGGCGGCTTCCCTGGCGGCGGTGGTGGCGGCGGCGGAGCGGGCATCGACGCGACGTTCGACTCCGGCGCCGGCGGCGACGGCGGCCACGGCTGCGTCCGCATCATCTGCTACTGACTGGGAGGCGGTGAACGGTGGCGGTCACCCAGATCAGCGGAGGGCCGCTCGCCGGGTCGTTCTCCGGGGTCCTCGTCACCTGGGACGGCCGGTTCGTCGCGGACGGGGTCGCGCTCGACGGGTGGGGGAACCCGGTCCCGTTCGCGGCGCCACCGGTCGAGGTCACGGCCGTCGGGAAGGACCTGACGCTGCAGTGGCCGGTCCGCGCGGCCGTCGGGGACACGCTGGACGCCCGCTGGGCGGTCCAGCAGGCCGTCGGTGACACTCTGGACGCCCGCTGGGACGTCAGGACCGTCACAGGCGACGAGACGGCGCTGCAGTGGCCCGTCCGGGCTGCTGTCGGGGACACCTGCGAGGCGCAGTGGGCGGTCCGCGCGCCGGCCGCCGCGTCGAGCG